ATGCCGGTATTACAATCTCAATAACTTAGTTCCCACTAACCTTGTGAAATAATAACAAAAAATCACAAGCAATATTATGCTTGTGAAGAAATAATACATTATGCTATACGTTATGCTATACGTTCCCATATTATTACAGCCAAGTATGGTTGCATGTTGTTATGTGGTTCTCCACCGCCAGTTAGTCCTGATTGTTGAGTTTCTCCGTCAACTTTCAAATTTGATTGTCCAGTAATACTGAAACTCAATCCATCACTCTGTGGTGAGTTGTACCAGTTCACTCTACTAATTTTATGTCTATGTGGTGGAAGTTCGTCAACTGTCAACGTGTGCGATCTTTCTCCACCCATTGAACCAACAGGGTAAGTGTCATTTGCACCAATTAAGCACCTTCCTTCAGCAGTCTTTTTCCAGCTTCCACCCCATGCTTTCTGAGGGTTAAAATTAGCATTTGTACTTATGTAGATAGAACCTAATGGATAAATTGTTTTCCCGTAGACAGCAAGCATAGAATGCAAGATTATAATTTCAGAAGTATTGTTATCAACTTTTGTAGTAAGTGATGAAATATCAGTTGTATTTTCATTAACTGATGCTTGTAGATTTCTTACATCTTGCTTCAGTTGTGTTACATCTTGTCCTACAAGGCTAGCTGATGATTTAGCTTCATCAGCGTATTGTTTAGCTTCATTCGCTTTTTCAGTAGCTTTGGTAGCAGACTGTGAAGCACTGTTTGCATTCTGTTCTGCCGAGGTAGCAGACTGTGTCGCTGTATTTGCTGACTTTACAGCAATATCAGCCTTTTCTGTCGCTGTAGTTGCGCTAGCCTGAGCAATGTTTGCTTTCTGTGTCGCTGTGGAAGCTGACTGTTCAGCACTTTCAGCTTTAGCAATCGCAGTGTCACGAGCTTCTACTGTTTGATTGTAGACAGTAACAACATCATGAGCATATTGTTCAGTAGCCTGTTTCAGAGTCAGTACTTCATCACGCATAGCAGTTACAGAAGCAACTGTTTCAGTTACAGTTTTTACTGCTTCAAGGATATCCACATATTCCTTGTGAATCTCATCACGTATGTTGTTGTTGATTTTAATAAGTTCATTCAGTTTTTGAATAACTTTGCAGAGTACTTCATAGTAGGATAACGATTCGTCGTATACAAGCGGAAGTACTTTCTGACAGCAAACATTTATTTTATTGATTTTGTTCATTTAATTTAGTCTCCAATTCATTAACAGTATCAACTAATTCATTTATTTTATTTGTAAGTTTGCATAGAACTTCATAGTAGGATAAAGAATTATCGTAAACAAGTGGTAGCACCTTTTGACAGTAGCAGTCACCAAATAATTCAGATTTGTTAAAATTCATATCTGTCATATTATTTCCTTTCTTATATTATATCATATATTACCATAATTGAAAGAATAAATCACTCAATTCATCAATCACAAGTTCATCAATGTCAGTGTAGCTGTCTACAAGTTTATTGTAGATATTGATATATTCCGAACCGCCATTCTTGCCAAGCAGTTTACGCACATAAGATTGTGTAGAGTTGTTACTGCCATTTGATGTGTTTGAAGATTCGTTTGTCACAGACTGGTTAGTTTCAGCTGTACTTGAACCTGTCGCATTTGAGTCACTGTTCTGGTCAGAAGTACCCTTGTTGTGAGTGGCGCTGGATAAATACTGATTGTTTTCAATACCAGTGAGTGCGCCTTGTGGTGTGTCGTTTGCTGTCTGCCATGCGTCAGAAGCACTGTGGGATGTAGCACCACTTGTAGTATTTGAAGTATTTTTTGCTGAACCAGTAGTCTTGTTAGTGGAATTGCCTGAAGATGTGTTGGTGTTGGTGTTCGAACCGTTACCTTTATAATCTTCTGTCATGTCAGTAGTGAATAGAAGTTTGTCTTGGATATCCTGAAGGTTCTTGTACATGAGATTGTACTTCGGCATGATAAGTTTCATACGGTCTCTCAGGAACATTTTCCATCTGCCCACTGTCTCACAGCAGATTTCTCTAGTGTAGTAGTGGCGCAGTATGTTCGCTTCAAGAGTAGTTCTATAAGACTCATCAAAGATAGGATAATCAAAATCAAAAATCTTAGGTACTGCAATGGCAATGATTTCTTCAGCATTGCCATTGTCGCTAGGTGTATCCGTGTTGTATGATTCGCATATAAAGCGAACTTCAGTTGTATATTTACTCATGTGTATCGTCTCCTATATTTCCCTTTTCTCCTGACTGATTGTCTTTTGTAAAGTCCATAACTTCTTCTGAGAACCGATAATCTTCACGGAAGTCACAGTCAATGTTCAATCCGAACATCTTGTTGATTTGTTCACAAGCCTGTCTGCGTGCATTCAGTCTAGAGTAACGTGAAGCAACTGTACCACCCTGTGACCGTGTCACTTCATCAGAAACCATTCTTTCACGTTTCTGAAATGATACATTTGAAATACCTAGGTAAGTTAACGCTTCATTCCAAATCTGCGTTTTCAGCTGATAGATTTTATCAGCCACATAAGGTGCCTGAGTTGACAGTACCTGTAGTGCGTTCATATCCAGTGATTTGTCAGCAAAGATAACTGGTGCATTACCGTCATACTCCTTGTAGAGATTCATGAGAGTCAGTCGCTGTTGCTCATTACCTTTGATAAGGATAGGTGTTTTCTGTGCGTTTGCATTCACATCAATGATTCTGTCTAGATTGTACAGACGTTTGGCAAACATTTTTACATCCAGCCATGAGTTCGTATGTAACATGTTGTTGAAGATAATCACGCTGTCCTTGTCTGTCAGCTGTTTCTGATAACCATTGACAGCAAATGCACGTCTGTTGATAGGGATACGGTAGACATTCAGTTTACCATTGATAAGACACTGCAATGCAAGATAGTCACCAAGTTCATCATCCTTGAAGAATACCGCCTGACCGTCTGTAAATAATACCATTTCCAAGAAGCGTTCATCAATACCTTCAGGAAGGTTTTTCCATTCAAACATGGAAATTGACAGTTCCATGAGTCTGTACGCATACTGTATATACGTATAGTCATTCATGGCAAGTGATTCTTCAAAATTAGTTTTCTTTCTTCTTCCCATAATTTCCTTTCTATTTAACTCTGTTGTCAAGAGTGTAGTTTCCTACTTCTTCAAGATTGTTCCAAGTTGTAATACCATTGTCATAGATTGTCTTGATTGTTACCAAGTCAGTGTTGTTGATATTGCCTTTGATATTGCATCCTACTGTTTTCAGATAACTCCAGTGGTTTCGATTTTGTCTTTCAGGTACATACATTGAGCGCTGTGCATAACCATATTTGTCAAAGTATGAATCAATGCGCTTGGCATATTCAGGTTTAATGTATTTCTCATAGACTGTGAAACCCATAAGATTCCACCGTGCGTTCCAGGTATCATTCATCAGCGCACCATGCAAGTTGGATGGCTGATGCTGGATATCCTGTTTCTTTGCCATAAGTTGAGCAGTTGCATTCTGATATGCATTCAATGCACTCAGCTGTGCATTTGTCTGTGCAAGTGTTGCATTCTTCATAGCTGTCTGAAAAGTGTTGGAAGAAATAGCTTCGCTTGCCTGTCTGCCAATCTGTGAATTAAGCAGTTGTGTATTGATTTGGTTAGCCTGTTCATTGTAGATATTCTGATTCGTTATTGTTTCTGTTGCACCAAGCAAACCACCAGCGACACCACCAACAATAGCGCCACCAACATTAAGTCCTGAAGTAGCAAGCCCAGCCATAGCGCCATATCCAATTTTGCTTGCTGTTCCTGAGACATCACCAATCAATGCTCTTGACTGCTGTGCGCTGTTGACAGCAAGGCTTGCCTTATTACTGTTCTCAGCCTGTGTCAATGCACTGTTTGCCTGAATGTGTGCGTTCGTTCGTGCGTTTGCGGCGCTCAGTCCAGCCATTGTATAGTTGTTTTCAGCGATAGCCATGTTTGTATCGTATGTGTTTCCAATGGCATTGAGTGAAGCAGAATATGTATTTTTATTCTGTGCAAGCCATACCTTGAATGTATCACCGCTGAATGCGCCAGTTGGATATACATCATATGAAATTTTTTCAAATACTAATTCTGCACTTTGGCTTGTGCCACCATAGAATAAATAGTTAGATGGTACTAGATTAGACTGTGGTGTAGGTAGTATCGTGTTCATAAGTACAAAAGTAAATGGATAGTCTTTATCAGGCAGTTTATTTCCACTCGCTCTGAAGTTTTCATAATGCAGTTCCATTTCCTGTCCTAAATGGTTATTGACTGTAATGAAGCAATAAGGGTAACATAGAAGTTTTTTGTTTCTAGGTGTATAGCCTGAAGCATATGAACCACCTGTTGTATAAGATTTTACCTGTCCTTTATTTTCAGGGCACGTGTATATTCCTACAACATTACTTTCAAGTCCATTATTAATGAACTGATTAAGTTTTGCTATAACGTCTGCTGATTTTCCTTGGTACTGGTATATAGAAAAAAGAATCCCACCTGAAACGCCAGCTGACGGATGACCACCTGTTGGGTTAGTTGTAGCCAGTATTAAAAATTCCATGTTATCACCGTCACCACAGGTTTTATATGTCAACTTTGTGGCTCTATCATAGTCAGCACCTAGTTCCAAACCTTCAGGTTGAGTATTCTCATACAGTACGTCTGTCTTGCTGTGCTGTCTGTCAACAAATGTTGGTAAAAATTCATAGTCATAGCACCATGTCTGCATTACATCCAAGTCATAGTATACATCAGTAACGTCATTGCTTACGTATCCAATACCTGTAATAAATGCATAGAACCACTTGTTTTCAAAGTTCGTATTCTTGAACATCAGATAGTTACAGTCAATCAGCTGTTCATACTTCAGTGCTACTCTGATAGTCCCAAGCTGTGAGCGCTGATAGGAATAGTCTGTCAGCGTATATTTCTTGTAAGCCATGAAAGCCTGTGCCTGTGTATCCTTGTCAGGATAGTAGACAGTATGTTCATAGCTTTTATTCAGAGGAATATTATTTAAAATATAGATTGTCGTATTCGGAACAATGTACATAGTCTACCTCACTTTCTTATTATATTATACCATACAATGACATAATAAAAAAGAACAGATACTATCTGTTCTTTACTGATTAGCCTTTCTTCAGTGTGACTGTAGCACCCACGTCGGATGAAGCGTTCATTGCTGTTGTGGCTGTATATGTTGCATCACCCATTTCAACCACAAGGGTAATGTCAGTTGCTACCTGTGAAGCTGGGATAATCAACGCACCGTATTCATTGACTGCAATACTCTTTGTGACAAGTGTTTCAGTCTGAACAAATCGAGCTGTATTCGGTGCAAGTGTTGCACCGTCTGCCTTTGCTTCAAGTGTGAATACAGTAGCTTCAGGAGATACATCCTTGCTCATGATTTCAGCTGTCAGTGTTGCTGGAAGTGCAATATTTGCTGTACCAGCTACAAATGCAATTGCGTTTGCAAATGGTGAGTTACTGATTGTTTTCCATGTATGGTAGAAGTAGTTCCAGTACAGTCCACTTGCTACATACTTTTCTGTGAACTTTGTCGTGTTGTCATAGATTTGGAACCAGTCCTCATCCACGATAACAGCTTTGACATCTTTCATCAGTGCAAGTTCATTTGCTGTGACTTCTTCGATTCCGTCAGACTCTGCTCTGATTTCAGAAAAGCGTTCATTGTCGAAAGTATCCCAGTCATCAATCAGGAACAGACTGCCCATGAAGTCAGCCTTATCCATGTTGAACGCACTTGCAAGTACGTTTACATCGAACTGTGCGTTGAACTTCGCATCCATGAAGATTACCTGTCTGTCCTTAGGCGTTGTATTCTTGACACCAGCTTCATTGTACTTGTCGCTCATGAATGTCAACTTGTTAGAAGCTGTTCTGAACTCAACTGCACTTTCTTTCAGGTCTGTGATATCACCTACAGACTGTGGATAGAACTTGCCATGTGAAATAGCCTTGATAAGCATGTACTTAGTCAATAGGTACTCATCATATTCTGCACTAGTGTAGATACTGTCTACGATACGCGCAATCATATCTGTTACACCATCTACAGACAGGAAAGCCTGTCTCAAATCCTCATCCTGAATCGTTGTAGGGTACATGACTCTCCAGTTCATGACGTGGAATGCACTCTTTACATCAGGAAGTGTACGTTTGAACTCACGTTCAGCACCTTTTTCAGGTGTATAGTATACTGCCTTTGTAATACCTACAAAGATTTCTTCCACTGTTTCACCAAATTCAAGATAACCTTTCTTAAGTCTAGCGTATGGGTTGTTGAATGTAGCGGAACGAACCACTACTAACGCAATACGGTTGATAAGTGCATCCAGGAACTGGTTAGACAGCGCTGGATTGCCACAGATAATTTCACCAACCTTAGGGATATCGCTGTACTTTGTTACTTCAGGTACATCATTCTGATACTGATACCCAGCGTTCTTTCTGATAACGTTCAGGATATCAAGCGTTGTAGCATTTAATGTTGATTTTGCAACTCGTTTAGCCATAGTTTCTATTTCCTTTCTTCTGAGAACAAGTCATTGAAAGTTTCCTTTTCATCCTCGTTTTCTTCTTCTTTCTTCTCATCAGCTGGTGTTGGGTTGACATCTTTCTTTTCATCATCCCCACCGCTCATGAATCTCTCTTTGTACTTTGTACGCCACTCCTTATCGTTTTCTTCAAACTTTGCTTTCCAGTCTGTATCGTCTTTCTGCTTCTCAGCAAAGTCCTTGAAGGTATCGTCTACATCTTCAAGAAGCTGAAGTGTAGCGTCGTCTGTATTGTCCTTGACATAGTCACGGACAATTTTCAATAATTCTTCTCGTGTTCTTACTGCCATAGTAACTCCTTTCTTCCTATATTATATCACATTCTACGTCGTAAAGATACAGGGGAAATATAATACATCAGTTTCAGTGGCTTTGTTTTCTTTTTGAAGGTAGCAGTGATAGTACAGTTTCCTTCACCGAACTGGAATACAGCAACAGGCTGTAGAATATTGTCGATACTTCCAGCGCCATTTATCTGCCAGCGGTTGAATACATACCCTTCAGGGATATCAGCATAGATGGATACACGGTTCGTATTGTGCCCTACATAGCTGTCAGCGTGACCGTTTACAACTGTAAGTGTATAGGTAGGTTCAGGTGGAGCAATATTCGGATGGTAGATGAAACCCTGAAAGCCACCTACTGTACCACCACTTCGCTTGTATCCTGTTGATTTGTATCGTCTGACATATTCGAACACTGCTCTGCCATAGTTCGATTCACTTACCATGATATCACCGTTGTCGAATATCTCTTCTACGATAGCTACGTGACCGTATCCACCGCCACCCAAACATAATACAGCACCAAGTCTAGGTTCCTGTCCTCTTTCGTATCCGTCAGCATGACCCCAGTATGTATTGGCATTGCCACTGCTCAGGTCATACTCACTTGTTACACCGCCGAGTTCCATCCATCTTCCGTGTACATACCCTGTGCAGTTTGCAAGTACGGAACCACTCCATGCACTTGGACTGCCTAAAATCTGTGCGTTGTAGCCACCGTATCCAATTTTCGTCCAGCGTGGGTCTCCACTACTCGGAGCGCTTGTTCTTGGTGTATAACTCATGTCTTTCTTCCTCTTCTAGAATGCCCATAAAGCCAGCAAGCATGAAGACAAGCAGTATCAGTAAACCAATAAAGATTAGTACTAGTGCTACCATCATGGTCTTGCGTTGCTCAGGTATGGCGCTACGCCACTGTTGTACTTGCCACCATACACATAGCCTTCCTTCTTTGTTACAGCATCCTGTACATAGTACCAGCAGATATTTCCTACCTTTGCACCATAGCCATAGTAGTACAGCTTTCTTCCCTTCGGTGCTACTTCCTTTACCTTGCCAGTAGTACTTGGATAGTCACGCATATTCAATGCACACTTCGTTGTAAACACTTTAGGCTTCTTGCCATAGATTCCTGAAAGGTTCCATGTCTTTACTCTACCGCCTGTTGAGTTTGTCTGTTTGTCAGCAACTGTAACTCTGTATTTGTCAGGCAGACAGATAAATCCCTGAAAGGCTGTATTGCCACCGTGTGACTTGTAGCCTCTACCATACCTGTAGCATCTTACCTTTTCCCATCTGTTACCGCCATAGTTGGACTGTGCAACAACGATATAGTCTTTGAAGATACCGACTACAATTGCTACATGACCGTATCTTCCGTTCCAGCAAGCAACAGCACCCAGTTCAGGAACACTGCTTCTTCTGTATCCGTCAGCTGTATATCCATACCATTCCTTGGCATTTCTTCTAGACAGCTTAGGTCTTGCACCCATCATTTCATACCAAGCACCCCATGCATAGCCAACACAATTCGGCAAACATGAAGTACCGTTTACTCTAATGCATTCATTCACTCCGCCTGAACTTACATGACGATAATATCTGTTCGTGTAGTCAGGTTCCGTAATTCTAAGTACACTCATAATCTACTCCTCACCTTCTTCCATATCCTGTGGTGTATCATTGACTTCTGTATCCATCTTTGGTACATCACTCTGCTTCTGTAACACATTCAATGCGTTTGCTAACGCTTCAGGAATCGGTACATATTCCCTCAGATTTTCAATACAAGAGTAGAACTCCATAGCAATCAGGCAGTACAGTGTGGCATTGCTTACATAGTTCACCTTCAGGATGTAGTCTAGACAGAAAGCAATCACAACAAGGATGTAGTCGTAACATTTCTTCAGCATACCTTCCTTGAATCGACTCGACTTCAGCTCGTGCGAAAGTACTGCTTTGATAATTCCTGTGACAATGTCTAGCGCAATGGCAATACTCATTACAGCGATTGCCCCTTCGTTCATCTGAATCAGTTTAATCACATTTTCCATATAGTTTATAATGTATCCTTTCTATGATATAATTATAACATAAAGGATGGTATATTTATATGGAAACTGTTTATTATGACGGCACAAAACTCCTGTCAATGAAAGATATCAATGGAAACAAACCTGAAATATTCATGGTAACTTCCAACCGCACAGCTGGTAAAACAACCTACTTCGGCAGACTGCTTGTCAACCGCTACCTCAAATCAGGTGCTAAGTTCATTCTGCTATACCGTTTCAACTATGAACTGGATGACTGTGCTGAGAAGTTCTTCAAGGACATTCAGAAGCTTTTCTTTCCTCTCTATGAAATGCGATCGGAATCACGTTCCAAAGGCATCTATCACGAACTGTATCTTGTAGACAGAAAGTATGATGATGGTGACAATACTGGCTGTTCCTGTGGCTATGCAATCTCGCTGAACAGTGCTGACCAGATCAAGCGCAACTCACATCTTTTTTCAGACGCTGAAGCTATGCTGTTTGACGAGTTTCAGTCTGAAACAAATCACTACTGCAACGGTGAAGTCAACAAATTCATGTCTATCCACGACTCTATCGCACGTGGTCATGGCAAACAGACACGCTACCTTCCTGTCTACATGCTTTCAAATACAGTATCAGTTATCAATCCATACTATGTAGCAATGGGAATATCAAAGCGTCTGTCAACTCGGACAAAGTTCCTTCGTGGCAATGGATTTGTGCTTGAACAGGGCTACAATGAAAGTGCATCCAAGGCAATGCGTGAGTCAGCATTCCATCAGGCTTTCAATGACAGCAAGTATGACAGGTACGCAACGACTGCTGCATACCTGAATGACAACTCTGCTTTCATTGCAAAGATGACTGGTAGAAGCTACTATCTGTTCACCCTCAGATTTGAAGGTAAAGAGTACGGTGTACGTGAATACCCCGACAGCAACATTGTATATGTGTCTGACAGTGTTGACGAGTCCTTCAAGACTAAGATAGCACTCGACCTTGAAAGTCATGATATCAACTATGTACTTCTGTCACGCTACAATGAATACATTACCAGACTGCGGTTCTTCTTTGACCACGGATGCTTCCGCTTCAAGAATCAGGAATGTAAAAATGCTATCATAAATATGTTGTGCTACAAACAGATATAGTGTATAATATTATTGTGCCGAAAGGTACAGTCTCTCTGTCTGCTTTGGCTTGACGTTATGTTTTTTCATTGAGTACCTCCTTATTTATGAAGCAAAAAAAGAAAAAGAGTATTGGGTCTTACCCAGTGCTCTTTTTCTGTATGTATCGACTCACCCTGTATCGCTCATGCGGATAGCTGTCCGACAGTGACAAGGCACCACTTAAGGCGTGCTATTCCTCGTCACCCAATGATTGATAAGCAAGATGTGATACGCATATACTTTACTTCATTGTAAAGTCAGTGTCAACCAGTATTACACCACCGTCAATTCTTTTCGGTAACAGCTTGCCACTCAGCTTCAGTCCTGCATGGAAGTCCTTCATTGTCTTTTTACCTTTTTCCATTTCATCAATGAATATATTCTTACAGGTCTGTGGCATTCCAGCGCACTTCACGTTATAATATGGCTTTTCTACTTCTTCCAGATCTTCATGTGTGACATGCTCAATGTAGGTTTTCTGTCTTACAAAGATACCCTTATCCCAACTGCTTTCAAGTTTCCAGCAACAGAAGTCAGTAGGATGTACCTTGATACCTTTTATCTCATCAGGTGCAAGATCACAGTGAATGCTGTCTGTATCTGCATAGATGAAACCTTTTCTATGCTCACCATAGTAATTCATCTGCGCACTTCTTATTGTGAAGTTTCTTGCATAGCTGGTGATTGCACTTCCTACAGCAATGTATCCAGCCTTTTTCTTGTGCTCTTCCACAAGTTCAAACTTCAGCACACCATCCTCGATATACGGTCTCTGATAACTGCTTACGTCACTGCTTGCCATCTTACCGTACAGATTGTTCAGGAACAGCTTGGCAAGTGTGCGCATTGCTCCCTTGCTGTTCTGCTTGATTTCCTTGTACTTGTTGATATAGATATCGAACAGTCCTATTTCAGTATGGAACCAGCAACCGTGAAGTATCACTTCATCATAGACATCATAGTGGTCGTGCAACAACCTGTAGTCTGTACATGTCAGTGTCAGTCTTACCCTGTCAGTGAACTCTCTACCGCTTCTATCGTACCCATGCATTACCTTCTGTCCATTTACTGTAGGACGTGAATCCTTCAGGCACTCTGTAGAATGATAGAATGGTGAACCTTTTATCTGAATGAATGGAAGATACCCTTCCCTGATTCTGAAGGAACACTCAATCGTTATGAAGAAGTACTTTTTATTACCCTTTGCTCTTTCAGGTATCTCATTACCGTACCAGAATGTAGGTGCACCAACTGGGTATCTGTTACCACTTTCACTGTGCATCATGGATGGATACAGACTGTTTACATCTGCTGTCAACCCTCTGTACTTTATCATGTTTGTCTTTTCAGGAACTACATAGCACCACCCACCGTGATAGCTTTTTCTGATATACTCATCTGCATTCCCAGCACCAAAGATACGTTCATCCAGTGTGTACTCTGTCAAATCAGGGAACCAGTTATCCCAGTCAACCCCAATCAGATTCTTATATTCTGCAAGACAACAGCTTCCAATTGTCAGCCTGTCATGACCTTCACCGAACATGAATTCCAGTGCTTCCTTCAGTACAAGAACATCATTTTTGATATACTCGATATCACTTTCACTACAGTCAGCTAGACTGAATTTGTTCGTGTATTCCATGTCAGTCTTCTGATGCTTTGTATTGAATGCCTTGCCAACCTGTTTCAATGTAAATGGAAACAGCTTCAGAGAATCCCTGATAGTTATCTTTACGCCTTTGTAGTTCACGACTATCATGTACCACTGCCCCATGTCTGATATCACAGTGTTGAATGTTCCTCTCTCTTTTGCCTTGTGATTCTCTGTGAATGTGAACCTGTTCTTCAGAAGCCAGTCAACAATGAATGCACCGTCAAACTTCAGGTTGTGATAGTACAGTATGAACTCATCCCACGGTCTCTTGCTGTGATAGATATACTCAAATGTATCTTTAATGTTACCAAACAGTTTTACATCTTCACTCCCCAGCTCTACCATTGCACTTGACCATACCTCTGTATGTATCTGTCCTTCATAGACAGTCGTCTCAAAGTCACACGCATAGATATGCTTTGTTGTTACGTGTTTCATCAGTACTTACTCTTTCTATGTTTCTTCATCCCCTGTTTCGTAAGGTGTTCCTATGGTACTCATTTCTGTATCTGTGACTTCAATCTTCATATCATTATCAATCATATTTCTAAGACGTGACTCCATGTATCTGAAGATATCATTTACCTGAGACTGATTGCTTGCATACATCAGGTCTTTAGCCTGTCCTAAAAGATAAGAATATTCCCCTTCATTCATATCCCTTCTTCTCAGGTCTACGAATGCATCAAGCATATCAATGACAGCATCTTTTTCAGTAAAGTCAAGAATATCACCACGAACAGAAACAGCTGTATCAGGATAACTGTTCAGCAAATCTTTGATTTCATCAACATTCTTGATTGTCTGCTTTCTCAAAGCCTGAACCTTTCTTCTTTCAATCAGCTTGCCCTGTGCAACACTCATCTTTCTTCCACTGTCAGACACATAACTTCTAGCCTTGCTGATTGCCTTGCTCTCAGTTGAGAACTGCTTCAGATAATTCACATCAGCCTTTGTTGCATTACCTTCCTTGATTCTGCTCAGTCTTGTCTCAAATGCTTTGACTGTACTCTTCAGGAACTTGAAGCTCTTTCGCTGTGCTGTCTGAAGATTCCTGAATGCTTTTTCATAGGCTTTCATTGCACTTTTGGTATAGTTCTTCTTTCTTGCCATAGGTGCTCCTTTCTTATGTAAGAATATAACCTAATTATACTCTTACATAAGAAGGTAACTCAACAGTTACCTTCAGATTTTAATATGGCAATTCACTTGCGTTGATATCAGCTGTCACTTCTACAAATTCAATGTTGGTCGTAGATACATTGCCCTTTGTTCTGTACTCTGAGAAGTGGATTGCTACCTTGCCAGCTTTGATTTCTTCAATGCTTGGTTCATCAGCAAGAATCTTTTCTACTGTGTCTTTCGTCCATGATGGAAGGTTGATTCCTCTATTGTCAGCTGTTACAGCAAATACGGAGTCTGCATAATTTGCCTTGTCTGATTTGTGCCATCCAATTGCTACGATTTGAACTGTCTTGCCCTGTAAATCCTTCGCCTTAATCCATGTGCTTACCTTCTTCAGGTCAATATCGAATACCTTCTTCTGTGTGTTGTTGAATTTTGTAATGTTTAACATATATACTCTCCTTTCATTACTTATTCATACTACCCTTTTGCATGAGTGGATAGATAACTCTCAAATCCTTCAGGAAGTTATACAGATACTTTCGTGTTCCAGTCGTTACAATTCTGTTTCCAACTTTCAATTCAAAATCTGTATTTTCCTGTTTTGTAACAAATATGTCAAGCGCTGTTTCACGTGACACAATATCTACCATGCTTGCAAGCATTGCCTTTGTAGTCACATTCACTCGGTTCTTTTTCATACTGTCACCTCTCTTTCTATTACTTATATAGTATACTATAAGTTGTGATATAAGTCAAGAACTTATTCCAAATCACCAATCATTTTCATCATGACATCATATGCCTGAGACAGTCTTGCATAGTACTGGATGTACACGTCTGTATCAATGACTCTTGTCACCTTGTAACACTTTGACACTCTTGTAATTGTGATACATGCTTCTTTGCTGTTCAGCTGTAGTCTGAATACCGCTAAAATCTTATCCTCTGTTACTTTCATGATTCTCTGTACGCCTTCTCAATTGATTCCATAATTTCTTTTCCTTTTGTTTCTGCTTCTTCTCTTGTCCTGAAACAGTTACCAGTCTTCCAGCTATAATAGTTAAATGTAGTTCCTGTCCAATTTGTTTTTTTATTATGATACCATGTGTACCATAGTAATAAAACTCATCATTGATTTTAGGTTTCCACGGTAGCTTAACTATTTTTATTTTTCCCTCACTTTCTATACTGTACATTATACACTTCACCGTTGAAGTCTGTCATGATATTACTGTATCCGTTTCTAATCACATTCACAAACTCACCTGTTCTTGAATTGAACATCAGGCCTCCATTGATCGAGATATTGCTTGTGTTGCCTTGACTGTCTAACAGAATACCGTTATAATCGTCAACCATTGTTATCATGTTCATGTTACTATCTCCTTTCTAAATGAAAAATCTGTCTATTTATCTTTTTCCGAACTTCATATGCTTTTTCATAAACACCACATAACTCGTCATAATCATCTTCATTACCTGATGCATAACCCAAATACCCAACAACATTTCTAATCTTTGATACTCTGTCCTGAAACCAGTACAAATTGTCTAAATCTGATTTGTTGATTTCATTTTCAATTCTAACCAGTTCTTCATAAAATCCTTTTGTACACTCCATCATTACTTTCTCCCTTTCATTTTCTTAACAATGTACACCTGTACTTCTTCAGCATGTCTATAAACATCTTCATAGTCATGTGAATACTTTCTCAAATTCTTAGACGCACGCTTAATTTCTTCAAGCTGTTCATAATCTGCGCCATTGTCTGTATAATGGTCTTTTACAGCATATTTTGCGATTATGTCTACACAGTTATACAAATATTCTGCAAAAGTCATTTTCTGATCCACTCTCTTACTTCATAAATTAATCCTATTACAGCTATCACCTCAACTAATGCCTGTAATGAATATCCAAATAAACAAGCTAGAAAATAACGCATATTATTCACCTTCTTACATTTCATCATTCCTGTCAATCAGGTAACGACAACTTGAATCTAATTTTCTAAGAATTTCGCTCATTAGTTCCCAGTCCGAATCCTTAAACAGTCCAACTGTGCTTAATTTGTTGATAATCTGTTTAAAATCACTAATCACAAACAATAATTCTATTAATTCATAGTTGCATGTTGAATATGTGCCTACATTGTCTTTCAAATCATCAATAGCACGATACATACTATCACGTAAGTCCACACAAGTGCTTTGTCGATAATTTACTAACTGTTTTGTTTCTTCAAATAAGTCTTTCATTTTTTTCCTTCTCCTTTTAGAGGTTTTACCTCATAGATGGATTCAATTGTTTGAGTCCGTCTATGAGATAGCAATCAGGGATTGCGTATCTCTTATTTAAATACTTTAGTCGTTAACCTTTTACGTGTAGAAATATGACTTGCAATTTTAGCATATTCCATATAATCAATTTTTCCTAATTCTATCATGCAATTCAAATACCCACACATATTAGCCTTGAATTGTTCTCTTGACAAATCAGGTAACTTTTATTGTACTTATATTATATAATATATGTTATAATATGTCAATAGGTTTTAGAAACTTTTTTATTTCTTTTTTCCTATCTTAGAAAGTACAACGCTGTTATACTCTCTAAGATAGCACCTAGCTAGTCG